AATACCAATTTAAATTTAGTCCAACAAGCAATCGCTGGTTATGAATCTATTAGTGTAACGACCACTACAATAGGACTTACAATGGATGATGGTTCTATTTCACAAGCAAGAAATATGGTTCTTGGATTCGGTGGTAGTTTAACAGGAGCTACTAATGTTACTGTGCCTAATTCGATGGAAAAAATTTATATTTTAGATGATCAAACAACACATAATACAAGCACTATAACTTTTAAAACAGCAAGTGGCACTGGATTTGCTTTAGATGAAAACAAAAAACATTTAGCTTATTCTGATGGTACAAACATCAATAGAATAGATTTAAGTACGTTAGGTGGATTAGTTGCTACTGCATCTCTTTCAGATAATTCTGTGACAACTGCAAAAATATCAGACAATCAAATAACCACAGCAAAGATATCTGATAATCAAATTGTAACAGCTAAAATTTCTGATGGCGTTATCTCAACTGTAAAAATTACTAACAACGCTATTACTGCAGATAAACTTGAAAGAAAGTTTACAATCACTACAAACGTAACTCCTGCAGGAGGATCTGATGGAGATCTTTGGTTCGTATACGCATAGAGGTTTAAATGGCTGAGTCGTATGTTAGAAACTCAAGTGGCTTTCAACAAGCAAATCAAATATTTGTAAATGTAGGTGGAACCTATCAAGAAGTTAACGAAGCTTATGCAAATGTAGGTGGCACATACAAATTGGTATTTAGTGCTTTTGAGGCTACATCATTTGTTACATTATCTACAGGATCTGGCACATTTATTGCACCAGATAACTCTAATGCAATTCATATTCAAGCGGCAGTAGGTGGTGGCGGTGGTGCAGTCGGTGGAGCTGATTATGATAGAGCAGGTGGGGAATCTGCGGGAGCAGGAGGTGGTTCAGGAGGATATGTATCAGATAAAATATTTTCTATTACAGGTGGAGAAACTTTAACTTATGCAATTGGGTCAGGTGGAGCTGCAGGAACAGGATCAAAATTTAGTACAACAGCTAGTGGTGGAACGTCAACAACATTATCAGGATCTTCTGCTGGATCTTTATTTACACTTACTGGTGGTGGTGGATCCTCTGGAACTGGAGGAGGTGTGCAAGGTCCTTTACGATCAAATACAGCTGGCACACCAGGTACAGCAACTACGGCCTCAAGTGTAAGCACAGGAACGTTTAGAGATAGTGATGGCACAACTAAAAATGTAAATACAAACACTTCAGGACCTGCTGGAACTTTTAATGATAGCGGTGGTGGTGCAACAGGAAGTCTGTCTGGCTCAGGAAATTGTGGTGGTGATAATTGTCGAATAAGTGGTTTTGCTGGGGCAGACTCATATGATGGCGGTGTAGCTGGCGGAGCAGGAGGTTCTTCAAGTGGGTCAGGAACAAATGGTACACCAGGCACTAGAGGTTCTGGTGGTGGCGGTGGAGCTGCACAAGTAAGTGGTGGATCTACAAGTGGTGCTGCAGGTGGTGATGGAGAAATTGTTTATAGATTTTTAAGGATATTGTAATGCCATTAACAAATGTAAAATTATTACCAGGTTTTGATAAAACAGATACACCTTCAGGAGCTGAGGGTAGATGGATAGATGGTGATTTTGTTAGATTTAGATATTCACAACCAGAAAAAATTGGTGGTTTTGCTGCCATAGGTGGTCAAACCATTGCAGGTCCGGCACGTGCTCAACATACGTGGACTGATCTTCAGGGTAGAAAGTATGCAGCTATAGGTACATCTAAGGTTTTATTAATCTATTATGAAGATGCTTTTTATGATGTCACTCCATTAGAGACAGGTTTGACAGGAGCAACATTTACATCTGTCAATGGTCAATCCACTGTTACAATTAATAAGACAGCACATGGATTAGTTTCTGGTGATTATTTTTTATTAGAATCTGTTACTCTACCTGGTGGTGGAGCAACAAGTTTTACAACTGCAAATTTTACCGACCAAACATTTGAAGTAATTACTGCTGCTGCAGATAGTTTTACAATTACTATGGCATCAACTGAGACAGGAACTGGTATGACTACTGCTGGATCTGCAACTATAAGAGCTTATGTTGAGATTGGTCCCACTATTCAAACATATGGATATGGATGGGGAACAGGAACTTGGGGTGGTAATGTATCAGGTGCTCAAACAACCACACTAAATGGTGCATTATTAAATGATACAAATGGTACAGGAGGATCTGGAACTAGTATTACACTTACAAGTGCAACAGGTTTTTCAGGCACAGGTGGCACAATTTTAGTAGACCAAGAAATAATTACATACACAGGTGTAAGTTCAAATGATCTTACTGGTATTACAAGAGGTGCACAAGGCACTTCAACAGCTGCACATAGTGATGGATCAGCTGTTACAGAGATAACAAACTTTATAGGTTGGGGACAACAGACTACAACATCATCTGTAATTCTAGACCCAGGTAACTGGTCTTTAGATAATTTTGGAGCAATACTAACTGCAACTATTAGAAATGGAAAAACGTTTACATGGGATCCAAGAGTAAGTAATCCATTAAACAATAGATGCACAGAGATGGCAAGTGCTCCAACAAAATCTGTATCAACAATTGTATCTGATAGAGATAGACATTTTATACATTTTGGAACTGAAACAACAGTAGGTGATAATACTACACAAGATCCAATGTTTATAAGATTTAGTGATCAAGAAAATTTTAATTTGTATGCACCTAATGCTACCAATACTGCAGGAACATTTAGACTGGACACCGGAAACACAATTGTTGCAGCTGTAAATGGTAAAGATTATGTTTTAATTTTGACTGATCAAGCAGCATATACAATGCAATTTGTTGGTCCACCTTTTACTTTTTCTATCAGACAAGTTGGTACGAATTGTGGATGTATCGGCCCACACGCAGCAGTATATGCAGATGGTAAAGTATTTTGGATGGGTAACTCAGGTGGGTTCTTTGTGTTTGATGGTACAGTTAAACTATTGCCATCACTTGTAGAAGACTTTGTATTTACAACTGATGGTGACAATCTTGGAATAAATTATGCATCTAATCAAATTGTATTTGGTGCGCATAACTCTTTGTATAACGAGATACTATGGTTTTATCCAAAAGGGACACCGACCACCGGACCATCAGTGCAGGTAGATAGATCTGTAACTTATAACTATGTTGAAAACACTTGGTCAACAATGTCTTTAGCAAGAACAACTTATGCTGATTCTGTAACTTATGCTAACCCATATGCCACAGAATATGATGCAACTGCAACACCACAATTTCCAACTATACAAGGTGTTACCAATAAATTTGGTGCTACAACTTACTTTGAACATGAGACAGGTTTAAATAAAATTAATCTTAATGGTACAGAAGAACCAATAAGTTGCTTTGTACAATCAGGTGATTTTGATTTACCAGTAGAAGGTGATGGTCAGTTTCTTTTAAATATAAGAAGATTCCTACCAGATTTTAAAAATCTTTCTGGTAATGTATCTATTACACTTGGGACAAAAGACTTTCCAATTGCAGGAAATACAACAACTGTTTCGTTTGTAGTTAATTCTGCTACATCGAAAATAGACACGAGAGTAAGAGGAAGATTAGCAAATATAAAAATTGAAAACTCTGCATTAAATGATAATTGGAGATTTGGAACTTTTAGAGCAGATGTATCACAGGATGGAATGAGATAATGAACGAAGAAGCACTCTTTCAAGAGTATAGCACTAACAGAGCTCTACAAGCGAGATATCCAGATTTCGCTACTTACAGAGATTTTGTAATGAGTCAGATGCCAGCACAAGCAAATGAAAGTGGTGGTTTACCTTTGGTATTAAATAATGCTGCATCTAGTATGGGATCTATTAAAGATATTGGTAAAAATCTAATAATGAATAAACTTAGTTCAAAGATGGGATTAGGTTTTAGTCCTATTGGTATTGGGTCAATGATGTTAGGTGGTCTTCGAAATTTAAATGACAGAATACGATCAAGTGATTTTGGACAAGCAACATCTTTAGCAGATTATTTAGATATGCAAAGATATGGTGGTGCACAAGGTAGAAGAGATGCCGCTGCTAGAACTATGGCACAAGCAAGAGGTTTACAAAAACAAATGGCACAAAGACCATCAGCTCAAGTTTCAGCACAAGACGCAGCTAGAGGCGGTGGTGGAAGTCGTGATCACGATGGTGGTGCTTCTGCAGCAGCTCAATCCGATGCGGCAGCTGGAATGGGAGGATACTAATGGCTAAAATTACAGTCTACATACCTGAACCTAAAGAAAAATATGAGTCAGAAAACCAAAGACAAATCATTCAATCTTTAGATACAGTTAAGACGCAACTAAACACATCTTATCAAGAGGATTTGAAAAACGAGGAACAAGCATTTAATTTTTTTATATCATGACAATACAATACAAAAACGCAGGTTTTGCACTAGACACCACAAGTGTTAAAACTTTATTTACATGTCCAACAAGTGGTGTGGCTATTGTTAAAAGTGTGTTGATTGCAAATGATCATAGTTCTGATGTTGCAGTTAAAGCTGCAATCAACGATGGCACGACATTTCAATTTTTTCAAAAAACAATGACATCAGATAGTTCTGATAATGCAGTTAGTGGTGTTTTAAATTTAGAGGCAGGTGATTCAATTACAGCAGAAGCAAGTGTAAGCAATGTTGTTACTGGTGTAATTAATTATGCTTTAATAGATAGATCTCAAGAAAATGGCTAGACAAAAATTTGTACACTTTGTACCAAGGCCAAAACCAAAAAAGAGGCCGCGAAGGCACAAAAAAAGTCTTTCAAAGTCAGAGAAAAGAGATTATAAACCTTACAATAGACAAGGACGTTAAATGGCTGATCACGAAAATTTTAAAATTATAGATGGTAAAAAAGTTCCTGTATACAAAGCAAAGGTTGTAGAAACAATTAAGAACAAAAGGACAGGAAAAAAATATGATAACAAAGCTCATTTTGATGCTGATGTTGCTGATACCACTACTGACACTACTGTGGATGATCTACAACAAGACGTAGCTATTGAGGTTGCATCTCTTCAGGTATTTGGTAAAACCAAATAATGAATCCAATAGGTGGTACAGAGTTACAATATAAATTATTAGAAAAATATATAGATTCAAAACTTCTAGACAACTTTCAAATAACTACCTCAGTTCCAGAAAAAATCCCTCTAGCAAAAGATAAAATAAATATTCTATGGCAACAAAATTCATATGATCAACCAAACCTTGCAGGTTGGTTTAAGGATAAAGATAACCACAAAAAGTATGATTGGTATGTATTTAACTCTCATTGGTGTTATGAAAAATTTAGAATGGTATACAAAGTACCAACAGAAAAATGCACAGTTATCAAGAATGCAATAGAAAATTTTCCAAAAAGAAAAATATATAAAAAGGGTGATCCAATAAAAATGATATTTCATCCAACTCCATGGCGAGGTTTAAATGTTATACTTGGTGCTATGCAATTGTTAAAGAATGACAACATCACTCTTGATGTGTTTTCTTCGACAAAGATATATGGCAATCAATTTATGGACGCTAATGATGATCAATACAGACCATTATATGCGCAAGCAGCTCAACTTAAAAATGTCAATTATAGAGGTTGGCATAGTAATGATTATATATGTGAACACATAACAGACTATCAAATATTTCCATATAGTAATAATTGGGAAGAAACATCTTGTATATCAGCTATTGAAGCATTAGGTGCAGGGTTACACATGATCACCACAAACTATGGTGCTCTGTTTGAAACTTGTTCTGAATGGCCAGTATATGTCCAATATGATACCAACTACAAAAATATGTCAGAGTGTTTTGCATATGCTATTGATTCAGTGGTTGATTACTTACATCACGATAGATGTCAGGAACATTTACAAATGCAACAGGATTTTTACAAAAAATTTTATTCTTGGAATAAAAGAAAAATGGAATGGACTAATTTTTTAGAAGGAGTTTTAAATGCAAAATCATGAGCCCATTTGGTTTGACAAAAAAGAAAAATCTAATGATGTAAAATATTCTGTGTTTGTTGGCACTCCTTGTCATTCTGATGTATCTATACATTACACTCAGTCAGCTTTAGAATTACAAAAATATTGTTGGCATAATAAAATCAACTTAATGTTTCAATTGTTTAAGTCTTCACTAATTACACAAGGTAGGAATTTATGTGTCTCTGCTTTTTTACAAACTAAATGCACACACTTATTATTTATTGATTCTGATATTGCATTTAAACCTCATAGTCTACAACATCTACTGGATGCTGATAAAGATGTAATATCTGTGCCCTATCCCTTAAAAGATATGTGTTGGGAAAAGGGATATGAAACTATTCAACAGGGCAGAATAAAATCTGTAGAAGACCTTAAAACAAAAGCTTTTTATAGATTTCCAATGCGTGTTCCTGATGCTAGTGATATTAAGATTGATAATCATGTCATTGAGGTAACTCATTCACCTACTGGATTTATGTTAATTAAAAGAGAAGTGTTTGATAAAATGAAGAAGTTTTACCCAGAAAAAGAGATATATCAAGATACCTTAATTAACGGCAAATTACAGAAAACAAAGGAGATGTGGAACTTTTTTGACACCCTTCATAACCCAGAAGATAAGACCTATTTAGGTGAGGATTTTGCCTTTTGTAAGATATGGAAGGAAGCAGGTGGTAAATGTTATGCCTATGTTAACGATGAGATTAGCCATGTTGGAGAACATACCTATACAGGTAGGTTTGGCGATGAGTTGATAAAGGACAAGTAAAATGGTAGAATTAGCCTTTTAGATCTAAAGGAGAAAATATTTAAATGTTACAATTCTTGCCCTACGCATTAGCAGCCTACGGAGGTTATCGAGGTTACAGAGATTCAAAAGATCAGGGTATCAGCGGGATAAATAGATTATTAAATACAGCTGCAGGTGCTGCTATTGGTTATAACTTAGGACAAGTTGGAGGCTTTGCTAAAGGTGCAGGGTTTGGAACCACTACTCCTTCTTTCACACAATTACCGGGTATAAGATCTATTCCCATGATTGGTGCAGGAACTCAACAAGCCGCAGCAACTGGTACACAGATTCAAGGTATAACACAGAATGCAAATCCAAAATTTTTAGGTGCTGATAAAGCTGGTAATATGATTGCAAATCCAGATTATGTTGCACCAAAAAAAGAGGCTGGTGGATCTCTATTAGATATTTTTAGAAAAAAAGATGGTGAATATGATCCACTAAAAATTTCTTTAGCTGCTGCTGCTGTACCATACGCATTAGGTGCTTTCGATCAAGGGCCAGTAGATGTGTATCAACCAACTTATAATGTTGCTTATGCAGACTTTGCAGCACAAAGACCTGGCTACACATACATTGATCCACAAACAGGACAAGAGAAACAATACGAAAAAGTTTACATACCAGAAGCAGATCCGAAGAATCAAGGTAATATGAGAGTGGGTCCATATGCAATGGAGAAAACAAGATTAAGAACTGGTGGATTAGCAGAGATAAGAAAATTTAACGAAGGTGGTGTTAACTATTTACCATCAAAACTTGAACATGATGAAGACGATGCAAATAACTATGTGCGTGCACAAGGTTATGTAGAGGACGGATCAGGAGCAGGTGATAAAGACGAGGATACAATGTTAGCTCAATTAGCAGACGGAGAGTTTGTAACAAGAGCAGATGGAGTATTAGGTGCTGGAATCATAGCTGGAGCAAACCCAAACAGCATGAAAGACATGAGAGAAAAAGGTGCCCAATACTTTTACGAGCAACAAAAAAGATACAAACGTGTATTTGATTTATTGAAGGATAAGTATGGCGACAGCACAAAAACGAATTAAACCATTAGTAAACGTTCTTCCAATCGAACCAAAAGATATTGATAGATTTTGGCCTCTAATGGAGTTCATGATTGCTGAAGCATTAGTTTTTTCAGGTAAGTATGCAGATCCAGAATGGTTTTTTAGAGAACTTAAAAAAGATGTGATGCAGTGTTGGATTATGTTTGGTTCAGATGAACAAGAGGAAAATAAAGTTTTTGGTGTTTGTGTAGGAAGAATTGCTGAATTACCAAATTATTCACAATATGAAATAATCATTTGCACAGGTAAAAGAAGAGAGTTATGGGAAGATAATTTAGTAAATGAAATTACAAATTTTGCAAAACACAACAAGTGCAAAAGAATGAGCATTTTGGCTAGACCTGGTTGGGAAAAAATTTCTAAAAAATGGGGCTGGCAAAAGAAACACGTACAACTAGAGAAATGGATATAATATGAGTTTTTTTGGAGGAGGAAGATCATCAGCACCTACGCCACCATCTCAATCAACAACGTTTGTTAGAGAAGCACCAGGCATAGAAGAACGAAAAATAGAGTTGATGGACATCGCGAGACAGATCGCGCAAAAACCAGTTGATTTACCAGACATACAAGCAGCAGGACCAAGTGCTTTAGAGCAATTAGGATTTCAACAAGCTGCACAAACAGGTGTCGGTGCAGGAACTGTTCAGCAAGGTATACAACAAATACAACAAGCAGCAGCTCCTATTGGTGCACAACAAATTTCACAATATCTAAATCCTTATCAATCATATGTGACTGATGAAATTGCAAGACAATCACAAATAATGCAAAACCGATTAGGGGCACAAGCAGTTGGTGCAGGTGCATTTGGTGGTGGCAGAGAAGGTGTACAGCAAGCAGAATTACAAGGCAGAGCTTTATCAGCTATGGGACAAGCACAAGCAGCTGGTTTTAATACAGCATTAGGGGCAGCACAAAGGCAACAACAAGTTGGGTTGGCAGCAGGTCAACAACTTGGTGCTTTAGGTGCAGGTCAACAACAGATGGCACTAGCTGATCTACAACAACTAATGGGTGCAGGTGGAGTACAAAGACAACTTGCACAACAAGCATTAGATGCACAAAGAGCAACCACATTACAACAACAATACGAGCCTTATCAAAGAGCTGAATTTTTGAAAAATCTTTATGCAGCTGGGCCTACAACACGATCAGGTATTACGATGGGAACTGCTCCATCAACAAGTCCATTAGCACAAGCGGTGGGAACAGGTATAGGAGCATTCGCAGCTTATCAAGGTTCACAACAGAATTAGGAGAAACATGTCTATAAACAAAGTATTGAACAGACCAATGTTTCGACAACAAGCTCTTAGAAAAGGTCACATAAAAGTTATTAAAGCACAGACTGGAGAATTTATTGGTCCTGCAAGACCCATGGGTCCTTATCAACCGACTGTGCCCTCTACGTCCGTTGTTAGACCAGGTTTTATAAGAAGAGGAATAAATGCTATGGGAGCAGTGGCAAGATCACCTATAGGAAAAGGCATTGGTGCAACTTTGAGCTTACCTGGGTATGTTGGTTTTGAAGCTACAGGACAAGTAGCAAACGCTATGGGTATGCAAGATTCACCATATAAAATACCACTACAAATAGCAGGTGCTTATGGAGCAACTAAATTACCAGGTGCTGCAGCATTAGCAGGCATGGGTATGGGACCACAACTTGGAATCGCTGCGTTAGGTGGAGCTGGATATTTTGCGTATCTTAAAGCAAAAGAACAACAAGCTAGAATAGCTGCAATGACTCCAAAAGAAAGAAAAGAATTTTATGCAAATCAAAGAGCTAAAGCATTAGAAGGTGAAGCTGATTTAGATAATTTTGATGATAATTTTTTTAGAGTTGATCCTGGAAAACAAGCGATAAAAAAAACAAAAGAAGATGCTAAAGCAGTGGACATTGGAAGTGCAAATCCAGGTGCAGGTAGACCAAGTTTCAGAAGAAAAGAGGAGGACAAACAAGACAATCTGACAGCAAAGGATAATGAAACAGATGGAAAGGTTGACATAAACAAAGTTGTAGAAAATGAAAAGAAAAAAATTACTAATCAAGCACCTGATGGCTCAGACCCAAATTCAGTAGCACCCGTGCCGCCAATCGCAGGAGCAGTAGAATCAAAAGATAGAAATGATAATTTATTAAGTACAAAAGAAAGTAAAGAAGGAACTGGTGCAAGCACAGGTCTTACAGACGAGGGTGAAGTAGGAGGTAAAAAATATTCATCAGATGTTATTTCTAGAGGTAAGATAATTGCTAAAGAATTATTAGAAGGAAGACAATCACAAGCTGGTCTTTTATTTTTAGCCAACCTTGCTAGCGGATTGCTTTCAGGTAAAACTACACAAGGTGGCATAGCAGGTGCTATGGATGTCATGGGTCAGGCTTTAGGTCCTGCAGCTAATAATTACTCAATTATGAAATTAAAAGAGAATGAATTAGAAAATCAAATAATGGGACAAGCATTAGATATTGCATTGGCAGAGTATAAACTTGCAAATACAAATCAAATTACTAAAGGTCAATTGGGTAGAGTTCAATTTTTAGGGCCTGGTGGTAAAGTAAGAAATTTCCAAGGTGGTATTAATGAGAATGGTATTCCTTATTTATTAGTGGGAGGCCGACAAATTGCTGCATCTGATATTACAGGAGATCAGTTAGTAGAGTTATATAATGATCCATCTTTGAAAGATTTTGCATACAGCTCTGCTATAGTAAAAGACAAAATATCTGATGATGAAGCTAAGGCACACAGATTATTATTACAAAATATTAAATCTAAAAACATTGTTTTTGATGTAAAAAATATAATTAAAGCAACCGGTGCTGCTGGTACAAAAGGTAATCTACAAATTGCTCTAACTAAATTAAATTCATTGTTAAATGACTTTGGTTTGGGAAGCACCAAAGATGCTATACAAAGATTAAATTCTAATGAAGAACAATTTTTCAGAAATCTTGAACTTGGATATCAATCTGGTGATATAACAAAAGATCAATATAAAAAATTAAAAAAAGCATATAACAAAGAAGATATTCAAAAAACTATTGAAAAAGCGGCTAAAAAAAATTATAAAGTTGTTGATCAATCAACTGGTAAACTAAGAGAACCAACTACTAATGAATTATTTGAATTGGTCAATGCACAAACTACTCTTGCATATGCACTTGCCAACTCTTTTAAAGATACAGATAGATTAACACAAAGAGACGTTATAGCTGCACAATCAATCATTAATATTTTACCTGCGTTTGGTGGTGCTGAAACAGCGATTGCATCTTTGAATGCCTTAGAAAAAGATTTAGATAGAAGTATTGATTCAACTATTAATAGATTAGAAAGATCTTATTATACTCAAGATGATGTTATGAATGGTTTCTTAAGTTTGTTAAAGGGTGGGGCATCATTTGGTAAGACAGACTCATCAAGAGTAGTGTCACCAGAGGAACGTATGAATATTTTACAAGGAATAGAATTTTAATGGCAACAATAGGCGAAATACAAAAACGATTAGATAATCGAACATTAGATCCTTTTGCTCTCACACCAGAGGAACGTAATGCTATTGATTCAGCTATTGATGATGGAATCCTAAAAGGACCTAAAACAGATGCATTAATGGAAATAAGAAGAGGTGTTGCAGAGGATATTGCACAAGAAAAAAGATTCCAAGAAAATCCAATACAAGAAGCATTAGATGAAAAAGGTTCTTTTCTAAAGGGTAGACCAGGCGCAGTTCTTGCAGGAGATCTAACAGGTGTTGCTGTTGGTTATAAAATGATGTCTGGTAAATTATTTGGTGCTGCCAAATCTGGTAACTTGTGGACTAGAGGCCCACTTGCAATCGGGAGACAAATGGACAAGGTTGGTAATATATTAGCTAGAGGTCCAGGTCCACTTAAATTATTTGGTGGCGCACTAAAACTTGTTGGTAAGGCAGCAGACTTACCTGAAAGAGTAATTAGAAGTCCGCTAGGTCAAGCAGAGATTGTTTCTACATTAACTGGAGCTGTAGGGGCCGCAGCAGGTTCCATCACATACGATGGAATGAATAAGGCTGCAGGTAAAACTATTGCAGGTGCATTAGTTGAGGGACTCGCAGATTTAAGTGACAAAGAAATAAACACAAATATGACATATAACGCAGCGAATGAATTTAAAGATTCTCTAATCTATGGTGGCGTAGCATCAGCTTTTACTCCTTTTCTTACTGGAGTGCTTGGTAAAGTTGGAAGAAAAATTTTACCGACTAAAAAAGGCCCTGAAATGGATGAAATGTTAAATCACATAAGAGAAAGAGATTTACCAGCTACATTTATTGCACACATTGATCAAAATAAAGGCGCGGGTAGACTTGCAGCAAACTTTTTTAAAACTGCTGGTGTATTTCCAGGTATTTCTTCTATGGGAGAGTCTGCAATAAAAAAAGCAGAAATCGCAGGTGCGAATGATTATATAAAACAATTTTTACTTTACTCACCTTTATTAAAAGTTTCTGCCATGAGTAGTGCGATATATAACCAAGTAGCTGAAACTTATAATAAAAGAATAGGTTTGATTGGAGCTAACTATGCAAAATTACATGCAGATGTAGCTGCATCAGGTAATCCAAAACTGATTGATTTAGAAAGAACAAAAAAAGAAGCTGTTGAATTTATTCAAAATAATAAAGATACTTACATAGATTTAAGTGGTTCATATGATATTGATTTTAAAAACATAGCTAAAACTTTACAAAATAAAGGAGACTCCATGTACTTATTCTATCAATATCTTCAAGGTATTGGAAATAAAGTTTCTCCATCTGAGTATTTAGGTTTAAGACAAATGTTGAATAGAGCATTACAACAAACAGATTTTCAAACATTTCAAGCGGGTCAATTCAAATTGATGAATGCTTTAGAGGATGATTGGATGACCTTTGGTTCGAAAATAAACAAAGGTAATTTATTGACCGATGAATCTATTAAAAAAACCTATGATGACTTTGTAGAAAAACAAGGTAAGGAGGCTGGTGAAGAGTATATTAAAGGTTTAATTCAGGCTGGTAATAAAATAAATGATGACCTAAAATTTGCTAATACTGTATTTAACAAAACAATAAACAGATATTCTAATCCGGCTATTATTAGACAATTACAAAAATTTGATAAAACCTTATTTACCAATAAAGGTACCTTTGGCATAGTAGGTAAAGAAGCTCTTCCAAGAGATCAATTATTTGACAATATAGAAAAAAATGTATTTCAACACGGCACAGAAGAATCAATTCAACAATTTAAATATTTACTTGGTGCAGGTACTAAAACTGTTGGTGATGGTTTAAAAGATGCTAAGGTAACTGAAAATGGTAAGGCAGTATTTGCTGCTGCAAGGGCAAGATATTTGTGGAATAATATGTTAGATGCCTTTGATGCACAATCTGGTGTGCCAGGAAGTATTTACAAACAAATTGATAATAGTGCTGACGTTAAAATTGGCAGAGAATATACAACTGAATTTTTAGAACAATTACAAAAACAAGGTGGTCAAGCATTGGAGGACGCAAGAGGTTTTACAATAAAAGATGTTGAAACTGGAAATGGTATCTATAATCTAAAAGAATTAAGATTTGATGGAGAACAGGTAGCACAATTTAGTATTAAAAAGTTTTTAGATAATTTAGGATATACAGGTTCAGCTACTGATGCCACTGCTACAAAGTTAAAAGCTATATTTGATAATAAAAAACATTTTGAAGATTTCATGAATTTTACAAGATACATGGATGGTATATCATCAGTAAAAATATCTGACCCATCAACTTTCTTAATGAGAAGATTTCAACTTGGAGCATTAGGAGCAGTAGCGGGAGGATATTTAATTGGTAGTGGTAACCAAGAAGGTTTACTAGCACCATTAGTATTTTTATTACTTGGTAGAAAGTTTGGTCAAATACTTGGTGACCCTGTAGCTGTAAGATATTTAAATGATGCATTAGGTATAGATGAAAAATTAAAATTAATGAAAGGCCAAAAAATTGGAGCTGGTGTTGCACCTGTCATACCAGGTTTTGGTGAGAAAAAATTTGTAGCAGGTCCAGGACAATTTCAAAAAGTAGGAATTAAACAAAGAGATGCTTTTGCCAGATTGTTTGGATATTTAAGAGAAGAGGATAGAGATGTTCCTCAAGTGGATGCAAATGATATTAAACCTGCAGAAATAACAGATAGACTTTTAAAGATGTCCTTAAAAATACCTGAGCCAATATATGATGATAATACTATTCCAAAAGAAACAACAGATACGATGTATGCAGGTGAATTAACAGAAGGTTCAGGAGATAAAGACGAAGATAATGATATGGTTGCTTATTTAGATACTGCAATTACTAATATTGCAGATGCAGCTGTTGACATGGAAGTGAGAGATCAAGAAGCAGATGCAAGAGGTCTTGAAGAAGGAATGGCAATAACTGAAGATCTTCAACTTCAACAAGCAGGAACTGGTAATCAAAACATTACACCGGCTACCGAACAAGTAAATGCATCTCAATTCCAAGCATTGTTCCCTAACGATCCAACAGGAGCTGCGATAGCGCAAAGAAGAAGAAATGTCTAAAGAAGCCTTACAAAAAATAGAATCACATGAAAAGCTTTGCAGAATAATGCAAAAACAAACACATGATAAAATAAATAATTTAGAAAGAGCAGTCAGCAGAATAGAAAAAATAATGTTGACTTCAGCAGGTGTATTAATTACAGGTATGGCATCAGTCATAATTGTATTAATTACACGATGAAATTAAATAAAAAATATCCATACAAACATTACAATAGATTTTCAGATACAACTGGTAGGAAGTATTTAGTTGATAATATTAAAGTGCCATCAGTTACAACCATACTTAGCGCAACCAAAGACAAAAGATTTCTTGATAATTGGCGCAGACGAGTGGGAGAAAAAGAAGCTGATAGAATTATGAGACAGGCATCATCTGTTGGAACTGAAATGCACCAGGTACTAGAATACTATCTCACTGGTCAGGGATATTACAATGCAGCAGAAGAAGGCACAAAACCAAGGATGATGGCAAAAACCATTTTGGACAATATTGAATTAGACGAAGTATGGGGTAACGAAATAAGCCTACAATACAAAAATCAATTTGCAGGCACTTGTGATCTTACTGCAGTTGCATATGGAAAACCTAGTATTGTTGATTGGAAACAAGCAAATAGGCCAAAAAAAGAAGAGTGGGTAGAAGATTATAAACTACAGCTAGGTGCCTATTATTTAGCCCATACAGCTAATTACGGGCCCATAGAGCAGGGGGTAATCAGTATTTGCACCCGAGACCTTCAATATCAGGAATTTAGGCTCTCAGAGGCAGATTTGAAAGAATACAGCGAGAAATTTTTGGAAAGATTAAGTGAGTTTCATAAGTTACAAGAGCCAATCTCTTAGGTCTTCCTCACCTAGAGTTTTAGCAGCTATCTGACCCTTATTTACCAAAGACTTCATAATTGCTTCATCAAGAGTATTTCTTGCGACAATGTCAATATAAACAACAGATCCTTTTTGACCGATCCTATGAGCCCTATCTTCTGATTGTTTACGCACTTCTAGATTGTAATTGTTTGAGAAGTAAATAACAGTATTGCAAGCAGTAAGAGTGAGCCCAAAACCGCCAGTAGTAGGATTTCCGACCATAAACCTAGTTCTCTCATCTGTTTGTATACGTTCAACAGCTTTTTTTCTGTCTTCGACATTGACCTCTCCAAATATACTTACAGTTGATTCCTCACCATATCTTACTTTTAAGAAGTGATTAATCTGATGTATGTTCCATAAATAATTCGCCCATATGATTATTTTACCATCAGTTTCCTCAATAATCTCCTCTAATGCCTTTAATTTTAATTCATGTAAATTAAGTATCTTACCCTCATCATCTTTTGTAAACCCATTACAAACCTGGTGTAATTTTATTATTTCTGTGAGTTTGTTAGAAAATGATATTGTACTATCTTCAACTATCGCTAATGCACTCGTACGTAAGCGATCATATATTTTTTTGCTTTCACCTTCGAGCACAATGTATCTTTTCTGACGAATCTTTGGCTTCAGGTCTAGGCATTGGTCTTTTCGTATTCTAGTGGAAAATTGTTTAAGACGAATCTCAAGCTCTTCTATACGTTTGTAATATTTAGGAACACTTATATATCTTCCAGAGCCTACAGGAATGTCAGTCATCTCTGCATATCTGTTTCGAAAAGCCAGATAACTAGAAAAACCTAATAATTCTGGACTTAAAAATTGACATTGTGTATATAAATCTAATGGAGATTTTGTTATTGGCGATCCTGTTAGGATACGTCTTATATGGGATTTTGATCTTAATCCTAAAATGTTTTTTGTTCTTTTTGCTGATCTATTTTTTATGGTGGTTGATTCATCCAGTGCTACAAAGTTTAATTTATTTTTAGATAAATAATCAATACAACCTTCAAATCCCCTTTTTGTTGATAAAGCTTCAACGTTAATTAGAAAGATTCTAAAGTAATCATATTTGTTGAGTTTTATTAAATCCTTTGGTTTATCTATATTCCATTTGAAAATTTTATACTTTACATCTTCAGGCATGTGTGTTTCTATTTCAGTCTCCCAAACAGTGTATACTGACTTTGGTGCTATAATTAATGCTGATGTAATTTGTTTTTTTAAAAACAAATAAGCCATATTATCAATCGTAACTTTTGTTTTACCTGTACCCATTTCCATGAAATAAGCCCATTGAACTTTTTCAGCAGATTGATTTAAAGCATTTCTTTGATGCTCATATGGTATAGTCTTGTACGGGTATTTCCACATCCTGTGTTCTTATATATTTTTTTTGTTTACAAGATCAAGTAAATAATTTAAGACCCCAACAGGAGGATTTATGGATATAGAAAAAATGTCAAATATTGACATTAGTCAGGATAATGTCAAATCAATTTCAGAAAAATGTAATCAACTCAAAGATCTACATAAACAGATTGAAGAACAAGAAGAAAAATTAAAAACCCTCAAAAATAAATCGAGAGATTTAGAGGAAAGAGTAATTCCAGAGATGATGCAGGAAGCTGGTGTATCTTTGCTGAAGTTAGCTGATGGTTCGAGTGTAGAAGTCAAACCATTCTATGCAGCAAAAATTCCTGAGTCACGTGTTGACGAAGCCTTTGGTTATTTGAGAAGTAATGGATTCGAAGATTTAATAAAGAATACTGTTACTGCTTCATTTGGTAGAGGACAAGACAATCAAGTCTCTGAATTAATAAGTGTGTGTGAGAAGTTTGGTTTTAACTATAACAAAAAAGAAAAAGTTGAACCAATGACTTTGAAGGCATTTGTTAAAGAGCAAGTTGAAGGTGGTAAGAAATTACCATTTGATTTGTTCGGAGTATACATCGCAAACAAAACGAAAATAACAAACAAATAATAGGTAACAATATGAAGCTAAAAGACGGACAATCGAACGAAGTAGCGGTTAAAAAAGAAGCAGGAGCAGTTGCAGCGATAAACATCGAGCAATTTGGCGATGCGGGATTTGAGAATGTGGACTCTAAGAGTTTAGCATTACCATTTCTAAAAGTTCTTGGTCAGCTTTCACCACAAGTCACACAAGGTGACAGCCAATTTATGGCAGAAGCTAGAGCAGGAATGATCTACAACACAGTGACAGACGAACTTTATGATGGCCAAAAGGGAATCCATGTGATCCCTTGCTATTATAAATTGGAGTACATCGAGTGGAGAGACAGAGACAAAGGTGCTGTAGCTCCAGTAAATGTTTATCCAGCTGATTCGGATATCATGAGTAAAACTACCAGAGGTGATGATGGTAAAGATCGTCTCGAAAATGGTAACTACATAGAGGAGACAGCCTCTCACTATGTGATGGTTGTTGAGGAAGAGAAATCATCAACAGCTTTGATAACTATGAAGTCTACTCAAAGAAAAAAATCTAAGAAGTGGAATTCAATGATGATGTCCTTAAGGCAAAAAAGAAAAGATGGAAAAGGTTTTTTTAAACCTGCACCATTTACTCAAATGTATTCTCTTAAAACTGTACTAGAAAAGAACAATCTTGGTTCTTGGTTTGGTTGGGAGATTGAGCATATAGGACAAGTGGAGAGCGAAGAAACAATTAAAGGTGCCTTTGACTTTTATGAGTCATGTAAGAAAGGTGCTGTCAGAGTTAACCACGGCAAAGAAGAACAAGTAGCAAAAACTCCATTCTAACATGGATCTACTTGACAAAACCCTGGAGGAGTTTATAGAACTCTTCCAGGGCTCTACTACATATTTTGGTGTTTCCAAACCAACGGGTAAGAAAAACTCTAAAGGTAAGGCAGAATTCAAACATTGGGTTGAACCTTCCCCAATGTCAAAAGAACATTGGGTGCAACATTTACAAGGAGAAGCTTATTATGGATCTGTCCCTATCAGAGATGATAATACATGCAGTTGGGGGGTCATCGATGTTGATCGTTATAATATACAGCATCAAGAAGTTATATCGATTATACGGAAAAGAAAGTACCCACTCGTACCATTCAGATCGAAATCCAACGGACTCCATTTAATTTTATTCATTGAAGGTGCAATTCCTGCATCTGCAATGCGTAAAAAATTAATTGAATTAGCTTCTGACCTAGGTATCAATGATACCACTACAGATATTTTTCCTGCACAAGATGAGGTAGATCTTACTCCAGACAATTGGGATGAAAAAAGAAAAGGTAACTTTGTAAACTTACCATATCAAAAAGCACATATGACAACTAGAGTTGCGATGGATGATCAATGCAATTCAATAAACATAAAAGATTTATACAAATTTGTATCTAAATTTAGGTTAAAACCTGCAGAATTTAAAAAATTAAAAATATTTCAAGATGATGAAACGAAAGATTACCCACCCTGTGTGGTAAACTTTATGAAAAATAAAGTTAAAAAAGGTGAAGGTCGTAATGATGCTATGTTTAACGTAGCTGTATTAGCAAAAAAAATCAATCCCGATCCTGTTATGTATCAAGATTGGACAAGAGATATGATGGGGAAGGTTTGTGAAGAAAGATTACATCCAAAAGAATTAGAAAACATATTTAAAGGTGTTGAAAACAAAGAATATGCCTACAAATGTAAAACCTCGATTGCACGAATGCATTGTGTGTCTGTAGAATGTGTGAAAAGAAAATTAGGTATTGGTGCTAATGAAGCGTTACCTGAAGTTGGTAAACTAATAAAAGTAAATTCATATCCAGAACCATATTGGATTTTACCTATTCAAGGTAAATCTATAAGATTATCAACAAAACAATTATACCAGCAACAATTGTTAGGAGAACAACTTTTGAACTACGATATAGTATGGCGACCACTTAAACCAACTAAAAGAGATCCAGACCCGTATAGGGATTGGCTTGATGAGTTGATGTCTAATAAACAAGATATGGAAGGTTTTGATGCAACAGAGGAAGGTAGTGACGTATTTAATTCTAGAATGTCTAGATTCTTAGAGGATGTTGAGGATACAACAGAATTCGATCAAATAGACTCTGGTAATATATGGCGTGATGAAATTGAAATGAGATTTAAATTAGAAACATTTAGATCATTTATGAAAAAGATGGGTTACAATTGGAATGAAAAAGAATGTACAAGATTTTTAGAACAAGGTGGCGCAAAACCAAAAGCAAAATTCAAAGGTATACAAAGCAGACATTGGATTGTACCTTTACCAAAACAACAGGAACACAAAAATAAAGATGTCAAATTTACTAAACCGAAGGCTGCGTGGGAAGACAATTAAAATATTTGGTCCTCCAGGCACAGGTAAAACAGAAAACTTATTAAAACGTGTGCAACGTTATCTTAAGCAAGGATACTCTCCTGATGAAATCTGTTACGTATCTTTTACAAACAAAGCTGTAAATGAATGTGTTGCAAGAGTAAGACAAAGATTTAAGGAATATGATGAGGATGATTTTAAATATTTTAGAACATTGCACTCTTTGGCTCGGCAGCAGTTTGCTGAAATCCCTGTATTAGATCCTAAAGCTGACATGTTAATGTTTCATACTCAATACGGAACTATAAAAGTCAATTACAAAGAGGGCCATGACGATGCTAAAGTTTACAATAATTGGTCTTTACAAATATACGATAGAGCAAGAAACATGAAGGTAGATCCTGTATGGCTTTACAAACAACAATCTAGAAAAGCTGTGAGGTTACAACAATTCAAATCAATTATAAATGGCTACGAAGAATTTAAGACAATGGAACTAGAGAACGGACAACGGACACCTGACAGATTAGATTTTACCGACATGGTGCAAAGATACATTACCGATGGATTAGTGATACCATTTAAAGTTTTAATGGTTGATGAAGCTCAAGATCTTACACCTTTGCAGTGGGATATGGTTGTAAAGATAGCTGAAGCTGTAGACAGAGTTTACATTGCAGGTGATGATGATCAGGCAATCTACGAGTGGAATGGTGCAGATGTTAATTTGTTTCAAACTTTTCCTGGCAAATCATTGGTTTTAAAAAAAAGTGTGCGGTTAAATAAAAACATACATTATTTTTCTAATTGTATTTTGCATTCCATGGGCAGCAATAGAATAGAGAAAGAATTTTATTCTAATGGGAAAGAGGGATCTATACAAAGATGGAATGGATTGAAAAAAGTGCCTTGGGATTTAGATGGTAGTTGGATGGTATTAGCTAGAATAAATGACGTAAAGAGAGAGCTGCAGCAGGAGGCGAAGAATCTTGGTTTGTATTATCAAGATCAAAAAAACAATAAATCATTTGACCCGAATCAATTTATGGCGATTCAACTATGGGAGAAAGTTTGCGAGGGTGGTGCGATAGCGCGAGAAGAAGCCTGTATTATGTATGAATATTTATTAAACATAGACCACGGATACCGGTCACAAGACAGCAAAAAATGGTCTTTTGCACACCCAAATCAAGTGTTTACTTTTGACGAATTACATTTAAGGTGTGGTATGCGAGACGAAAAAGGTCCTTGGAATCAAGTGTTTAAAAGAAAATTTAAAGATAAGGATAAACAATACTTTAATAAATTGATGAAAGAAGGTGTGGATCTTACACAACCCCCTAAAATTATAATTGATACAATACATCAAGTTAAGGGTGGGGAAGCAGATAATGTGGTGCTAGCCAGTAAATGTAATTTTCCATCACATTTCGACAAAAAGAATTTAGCAGAAAAAGTAAAAGAACTTCGGGTTTGGTATACGGGTGTAACTCGATGTAAACAAAATCTACATCTGCTAGGTACAAACCATCAATATAACTTTCCATTAGGAAAGTATTTTAAATTATACGAGGCAAACTATGTTTAGACAATTAATACTTGATGCGCTGGAAGATAGATACAACGCACAAATATCTGAAGCGGAAGCCACTTTAAAAATCTTTTTAGAAAAACCGGTTGGTATCGGAGAACATCCACAGCACCTGGAAGAGGTTGATAAATTAATTGATAAAATAGCTCAGGCAGAATCTAAAATACAAACTTTACAATCTTTTAAATTATGAGAGATGATCTTATGGTGCAGCAACAGGTAGAGAGTGTTTGGCAGCACATGGTGGGTGTTATATGTTTAAATCAGACAGGACGTAAAAAGGTAAAGAAAATATTGCCAGTATTTTTTAAAAAATTCCCTAATCCATGGAAGCTGTTGCTATCAGACAAGGACACGATTGCCGAGATGTTAAAAGATTTAGGCATGAAGAATGTAAGAGCAAACAGAATATGGCGAATGTCTTGTGATTTTTTAGAATGGGATGGCAACGATGCTACAGAATTATTTGGTATAGGTAAGTATGGCAGTGACAGCTATAGAATATTCTACAAAGATGAGATACCTGATAACGTGCAGGACAAAGAATTAAAAAAATATTTAGCAGGAAGGAAGTTAGTTTATGACAGATAAAGATATGTTTGATGATGCGTTTCCACAAGACAAACAAATTGGAGGATCTCATTATAAACATTTTTACATACAACCTTATGAATTTATTTCTAAAAATGAATTATCGTTTTTTCAAGGGAATGTTATTAAGTACGTTTGTAGGTATCGTTTTAAAAATGGTGTTGAAGATTTAGAAAAGATAAAACATTATTGTGAATTAGAGATAAAAAAATTAAAAGATGTTAAAAACAAAAAATGACTCATCAGCTGAATTTTATTTACAACGACTCCGATTGGGTATGTCCGAGTGATTATCCTGATCTCAGACACGCTAAAGAAATAGCAATCGACCTTGAAACTAAAGATCCAAATATAAAAACGAGAGGTGCAGGTTGGGCGACCTTTGATGGACACATTGTGGGTTTTGCTATAGCTGCTTTTGATCAACAATGGTATTTTCCAATTCATCATGATGCGGGTGGTAATATGGACTCTGCGATAACAACAGCTTGGATGCAAGAGGTTTTAAAAACACCAGCAACTAAAATATTTCATAATGCTAGTTACGATGTGGGTTGGCTGCTTGTAAATGGTTTTGAAATCAATGGTCCTATCGTGGATACAATGATAGCCGCTGCATTAATTAATGAAAATAGATTTAGTTTTAGTCTAAATGCATGTGCAAAAGATTATTTAGGAGAGATTAAAAACGAAACTTTTTTAAATGAAAAAGCAAAAGAGTGGGGTATCGATGCTAAAGCAGATCTTTGGAAGCTCCCTGCAGGTTATGTTGGTTTTTACGCAGAGCAAGATGCAGGTTTAACATTGAAGCTTTGGCAGCGATTTAAAACAGAGATTACAAAACAAAGCTTAAACGATGTGTGGGACATGGAGATGGAGCTCCTGCCTATATTAATTGAAACAAGACGTAGAGGCATAAGAGTAGATGAGGAGAAAGCAGAAAAATTAAAGAAAGAATTTAAAGAGAAAGAACATCTCGTGTTAAAAAAAATAAAAGATGAAACCACGATGAAGCCAGACATATGGGCTGCAAGATCTGTGGCTCAGGTGTTTGATCGAATAGGTGTTGATTACCCACGAACACCGAAAACCGGAGAACCAAGCTTTACCCAAAACTGGTTAGTGAATTGTAATAACCCGATAGCGCAACTAATAAGAGAAGCAAGAGAAATAAATAAATTCCATTCAACATTCATAGACTCCATTCAAAGATTTGTACATAAAGGTAGAATACATTCTGAAATAAATCAACTCAGATCTGATCAGGGAGGAACAGTTTCTGGTAGGTTGTCATACTCTAACCCTAACTTGCAACAAATACCCGCAAGAAATAAAGAGTTTGGGGACAAGATTAGAAGTTTGTTTTTGCCCGAAGAAGGAAGACAATGGGGCAGTTTTGATTATAGCCAACAGGAACCGAGATTGGTTGCACATTACGCTGCAAGTGTTAATGAAGATTTTAGTGGTGCTGATGAATTTATTGAGGCTTACAAAAATGAGGCTGCAGACTTTCATCAGATAGTAGCTGATATGGCAGGTATAAGTAGAACACAGGCAAAGACGATCAATTTGGGTCTTTTTTATGGTATGGGTAAGGCCAAATTAGGTAGAGAACTCGGTATATCAAAAGATAATGCAGAAAATTTGTTGAATAAATATCATAC